TGTAGGTTGTGGCTTTGGTGGAGACCTCAAGAAGTGGCAACACGTGGGTGTCAGATGTTTGGATATGTGCGACCCTGACGCCACTTCCCTTCGGGAAGCTGAATCGAGAGCCCAGTCTATTGGTATGAAACCCAAATTTTTTCACGGAGACGTAAACTCTTGCCCTCTGAAAAAATATGATATAATCTGTTTCAACTTTTCACTTCATTATATTTATGCATCAGCGGAACTATTTTTCAGGAGTATCAGTGGTATCAAGAAAAGACTCAAAATTGGTGGCAAACTTATTGGATGTATCCCAGATTCTGAATCAATCCTCGAATACACCCCATTTAGTGATGAGCTTGGAAACAAGTTTTTGAGAAAGGATGGAAGTGGATATGGTGAATTTGAAGAAAAACTATTTGTTCATTTGGCTGACACACCCTTTTACAAAGATGGTATGCGTTCAGAACCAATCTGTTACAAGGATATGCTGATCACACATCTAGAGAAGAAAGGTGTAAAGTTGGTCTTTTGGGAAAGGTTTCCAATTGAACACGAGATTCAGAAATTCTATAGTACATTTATTTTTGTTAACCAATAGTAAATATGTTCCTTTTCTTGATACTATATGCTCTTGTCGCTTGGACTTTGTGGACCACAAGGGAACCTGAAAACTTTACAAAGGTCAAAGAGATGTACAAAACTTTTATTGATCACATCAGGAAGAATAACACAGATCCAAGATTTGACAAACTGAAGAATGGAACTGTTCTTGTTGCCTACAAGGGTAGAAGTCACGAGATTGGCTACAACACGAATAAGGGGTATGAAATCGGTCTGTGTATTGATGGCGATCCCAACCAGATATTTCACGTCCTATTGCACGAACTTGCTCACTGCACTGTCGATGACTATGAACACAATTCAAACTTTTGGAAAAATTTTAACGACCTGAAAACAATTTGCACAAAGATTGGACTTTATCAAATGATTCCACAAAAGGAAAAATTCTGTGGTAAACACATTCAGGACATTTAAAAAAAATATAAAGGTATCTTAAATGTCTAAGCAATCGCCATTCCCAGCAGCAATTCAGTGGGGTCTACTTATGTCCGTGCCCGCTATGACAACCCTGTTCACCGAGCCAATCTTGAACCTCATGCTAATGACAATTGTTCTGCCTATGGCAGTATCGTTCCTTAGCAGAAGTGGTACATTCTTTGTGAACACACAGACTGTGCTCGTTGCTTCCATTGCAACATTCTTCTTCTCCTATCTGCTCCAGAGCTTCTGGCCCAAGTTCAAGGAGACCCTCAAGGAGCCCCAGAAGAACAAGGTGAACACTGGTATCGCTTATACTGGTATCATCATTATGTTTATGATGTTTATGGTGGGCACAACATTTGCAGGTGTTGATATGTACGAGGGTGGCAGTCAGGCAATGAATGCTGCCGCTGCCAAGTTCAACTATCAGACACTGATCTAGGCCTTCAGAACAGTACGCTGACCAAAATAGAACAGGATAGCTGCAACAAGACCTGAGATTAGCAGACCAACCATGCTACGGTTCCCAGACTCTGCCAGGAACTGTGGGATGGTGCTACCAAGCTTGGCCTGAACTGGCTCACTGAAAGCGATCGCCGCACACACGGCAACAACAAGAGCCTGCATCTGCTCGTCAGTCAGGTTGAAGGGGTTCTTTGAAGGGAGGGGTGCCTGCTGCTGTGCCTGAGCTGGTGCCTGCTGCTGGGGAGCCATCATCATTGGCTGCTGAGCCATCATTGTGGACTGTGGGGGAGTCATCATTGGCTGCTGCTGCTCCATCACCTCCTGGCTTGTCATAATGTCGCTAAGTGGTGTCGAGTCCATCTTTATATGTTCTCTATTTACATTTTTTTCTGGCTGCTTATTTTGCACAGGTGGTTCTGGCATATATGAATTCTCTGGCTGACCAATTGGAACCATACCATCTCCAGAATCAGACAAATTTAGCGTCTCCGTCGCCATTTATACTTACAACGGTTAATTTGCCACCTCTGAGACGCAGGGTGCTCTAGCTGCTTGCATGCAAAAATGAGTCACCTTCCTTGTCCTGTGTCCGAGGACTCAACCTCCAAAGTGTTTATCGTCAGTTCTTTTTAATAACCTTCATAGCGGTTGCACGCTTCACTTTTGTTGGGTCGATGTTTGATATACCATGTGTTGGATTATAATGTGTCTTGTGATAGTTCCATAGTTGTGGAGAACCAATCCTAAATTGAGGGTGAAGTTTTGCCTTGTACCAGAATACACAATCCTCAATCTTGTTGCTCTTGGAAGTGTTGTCAAGAACTAGACATTCGTAATTTTCTGTACAAGCATTCATAATTTGATTAAACATATCAAATGTTGGAAATATTCCAAAAAAAGCCTTGTAAAGTTTCTCTCGATTTTGAATAATATTCTCTCTCAAAATGAAAACATAATCAACATTTGCTCTAAGATCGGGAGTTAAATCCATACAATACTGCATCGTCAACATAAAAAAGATTTTCCAGTGTCGACCATTCATAAAACATTTTCGAATACAAGTATCCTTCATAAACTTTTTGTCATACATACAGTCATCTAAAAGTATGAATGCTGGGCTAATTGGTTTATTTCGTAGTAAAATCTGTCTCTGTCTTTCAAGAACTCTCTCTATAGCTTCCCTGTCATAATCACTATATATAAACAGGTCTGGTACGAACTGTTGATAATGGTGATTGCCTTCCTCTGTGGCTGACATAACTATACCAGCTGGAAGGTGCTTCTTGTGATAGAGGATATCAGTCACAAGGGTTGATTTTCCTGTGTTTCTCTTGCCAATCAGAACACAAACCTTGTCATCCTTCATCGATGCAGGGTTGAACTTTCTGAGTTGAATGTTCATCTACTACAGAATGTTTTTATTTATACGCGTTTGTCACGCATTTAATTTTGTGCTGTAATAGTAATGGCAAGTGGCCGTGTCATATTGTCTACCACTGGTATACAGGATGAGTTTCTTACTAGTGAGCCCCAGATGACATACTTCCTTAAACAATTCAAACGTCACACTCGCTTTGCAATAGAGACTACCCAGAATCCAATTGATGGTACTGTTGACTTTGGAAACACTCTTAATGCAACAATCCCAAGAAAGGGTGATATCATCAGGAATCTATCAGTTAAATTGGAACTTTCTGATATAACCACCGATGCAACCGGTGCAAACGCAACCCCAATTTATACAGATTCTATATGTCACGCACTTATCGAGTACTGTGACTTGGTAATAGGCGGTCAGACAATTGAACGCATTACAGGTGAATTTATGGAAATTTTTAGCGAACTTTGTGTTTCAAATTCTCAACAAGATGCCTATTATTATTTGGGTGGAAAGTCTAGAAATCAGACGATAGATGGCGGTAATAACACGGGGCGTAGGGCTTATATTGTGACCCTCCCATTTTACTTTTTTAGAAATAATCAACTTGGTATACCATTGTATTCAATTTATCGCCAGGAGGTTGAATTGAAATTTAAATTTAGAACACTCAGAGAAGTTGTATTAAATTCAGGAAATGGAAATGGTCCATATATCCCATCCGAGAGTGTTGAAGCTAGTATTCTTCGTTCAGGTATTCTTACAGAGTATGTGTACTTGACAGATGAGGAAAAGAACTACATAAAGGCTCGACCAACTGATTATGTTATTGAGCAACTTCAACTTTCAAGAGGTGTCATAGAAGATACTGAAAATTCAAAAAGTTTTAAATTAAATTTTACAAATCCAGTCAAAGAACTTTACATTGTTGTTCAAAGTCAAGATACTCAGGACAACAATGACTGGTTCAATTTTGATGATGGGTACCAACCAAACAATTCAAATTCTTTTATAGAAACTTTACAGCTTGAATTTAACAATGAGATTATGATTTCACAGGATGTTGCTGATCGCCTATATCTCTTGTATGCACAACCCATGTATCACCACACTAGAGTACCAAAGAGGAACATCTATAGCTATAGCTTTGCACTCAGACCAGAGGATCCTGAACCAACAGGACAGGTCAATATGAGCAGAATCATCAACAAGTTGCTCAAGGTTAATTTGGCTAGTCCTTATAGTGGTTCAGATAATCGCAACATCAGGATCTACGCAAAGAACTACAATGTTCTCAGGGTACAAGATGGTCTTGCGGGTTTGTTATTTATAGATAATACGTTTATGTAAGGTAAAGTAAGGATGGAGGATGAGATTATCAATACGAGTTTAGACATTTTATTGCCGGTTATAGAATCTGCTATGGTTTTAGGTGGCGAATACGCAAAAAAGTCAGGACGTGATACTCTGACTGGCACAGATCTGGAATACGCCCTTAAGTTCTGTGCTAGGCATGTGACTGGTAAACACATTGGCACTCTGTTTCCAGAACTCCAACAGGATTCAGAATCAGATAGCGAAGGTTCTGATTCTGATTCTGAAGAACCCCCATTTACAAGATACATAGGAGATGACGAGACCCTTAATAAGGTGAATGAGTGCTATGATACCTGGAATGAATGGGTGCCGACAAATCCCACAGAACAAATGTTGAAAAAATCTATTGACTCAAGACAATGGACATAAAACTCGTTGGTATCCAGGAGCCAAAGGGATTCGATGATGATTTTACTCAGGGATTCCCAATTACAGAAAAAGAAAACAACGAAATTGAGGTTCCATATTATGATAGTGATCACTGTAATGAAGAATATGATACGTCAAGTGAGTCTCACTATGAGACCGAGAGCGATTATGCATCATCAGACGAAAGTGCCGTGTCAAAGAGGGTTGTTGTTAAATTCCACAGGACAATACCAAATTACAAATCTCTCCTCTGTGTAGAGACTGATTTTCTCCCAGAATAATTTTCTCAAATAATTATAAATGTCAGCACAGGTTATCAACGTTGCTTCCCAGCTCGAGGCTCAGTCCGTGAACGCCGTTGTGGCAGGCTTCAGCTTTGCCTCCGCTCTCGCGTGGATGGATGTGGTTCGCTTCATCATCGGCAATCTCGTGAAGGTGAACAAGAACGGTGCCCAGTACGTGCTCCTGACCGCCCTTCTGACCACCCTGCTGTCCATTGTGGTCTACATGGTCATTGCCCGCTTCTCCAAGAAGGTGGCACCCCCCGCACCACCCCAGTATGCCGTGACAGTAGGCCGCTAAAGCGTACGCTTTTTACGCATAAAGGACAACAGTGCAAGTCCCAATAACAAGCTTATTACCGAAACTATCAGGATAGTCTTCTGAGAGTTATCAAATCTGTTTTTAGGCATCAGATTCGGTATCTCTACAGGTGGTGGGAGGTCTGAAGGTTCCACTTGCGAAACAACTGACTCGGTTGGTACCTGACCAAGGCCTTTATCCAACGAGCATTCTATATCAACCTTCAGGATGTGATTTCTTTTTCCAAAGTCATATGGTATCAACTTGGTACCATTGTTGTAATAGAACCGAATCCGCAGGTCATCTATGAACTTACCAGTCCCCTTTATGAAATTATGTTGAATTGGATCATCAACTCCATTGAAATCTATAATTTCATTTATGGTTGAGCTTAGGATTCTACCAATATAATGTGGCGAAATTTGAGCCATATTTTGTTGCTCAAAAGTCCCTTCATTTGTTGTAAAAGTCCCACCATCAACAAACAATCTTTTATCAAGATCTTCAGGGCCGCTTGTTATACGAACAAATATTGAACCTGGACCACCAATATCAATATAACTTGATGTTATACTATTTGCAACCTCTGTATTTGAACCACTGAATCCTAGTACATGAGCCGGAGGGCCAACACTTGAAGTAGTTGCGTATCCATTTGAACCACCATAAAAATTAAATGTGAAGTTGTTTGTGAATGTCAAGTTTGAACCAATTGGATCAAATGTTACTCTTTTTTGTGTGAGACTGCTCGTCTCAATTGATCTTGCCAATGTAGTTCCATCATTGAACGCCAATGTGGTTGATGAAGTATTTGAAAATGATAACAAATTTGTAGAATAATCAAAACTTGACAAAAGTAAATTACTCGCTGAAACTGTTTGAATTTGAATAGAGTTTGCCAAAGTTGAACCAATGTTGCTGAATGGTACAACAAAATCATCAAACACACCACCAAGAGTGTTTGAAAATGTCAGTGATGCACTATCAAAAGTTACAGAGTCAATTGAAGTGTTGGCACCGTCTAGGACATCTTGAATGTCGGTTGCTAAAACATTACCACTCACAAATGAGACATTTATATTTGATACCAAAGGATTTGCCTGAATATTTCCAAAGTTGAAATGATTGAAAGCTGAATCATATGTTATTGTGTCATAACTTGTTTTCGTCGTGGATAGCCCAATATTTGCCAGTAGCATCTCAGCCATATGAGTCCCATTTGAATCATAATACACATTTGTAGTTGACGAAGTTTGTGTGTTTGCAAACTCAATATTTGAATGTGGTGAAGGTGTGAAGAATATTCCATTTATGTAATCATTATCTGATATCAATGAACTTGCATTCATAGAATTTGCAAAACTTTCTCCAGTCAAAAAATTTATTGAAATAACATTGTCTCCAAAAATTAAATTGTCATCTCTAGAATTGTATATGACATCATTTGTAAGTTCACCATATGACTCAAGGTTTGAAGCAGTCTCAGTTCCCAATACACTATAGCCAACATTACCACTCCCAACTATAGAAGTATTTGAAAAGGTCAACTTACTGGTGAACGAGTCAAATGAAACCGTATCAACAGCCGTGTTAGGAGGTGCCATCTGAATCTGAAGGTTTGAGGCGAGGTCAACTCCATTTGTATAGGTTCCCTCGTCAAACACAACAGGGGTACCGTTGACTTCAAACTGCTTGTTTCCTGAATTTATCAACGGCTGGCAGTTTGGTATACGGGCTGAAACAATTTTGATACTTGTGATGTCATATATTCTATTATTTAGACGAATCGTATAATCATTAGGATTTGGATACTCTATGGGATCACGCTCACTGCTGTCGATATCAACGAGATACCCCATTACTGATATTTTACAACATTTTTCCGATGATAAAACCCAATACGAGAGCGACCAACAAAGCTCCTAAACCATGCCACATTGTTGTCAACCACACCTTTTCCGCCCAGCACTCCTTTGCCTTGGGACACCCCTTCTTTTTAGGTTTAGGGGGGTCGTCTGGCTCTGTACCAAAGCACTCATCCTGAGCAACAAACTTGACCTTCTCATCATCCGTACAATTTGTAGGAATTGCACACAACTCACAGGGCTGACCAGGCTTGCACTTACAACACTGGTCGAATGGGACTGGCAAGCCATTTATAAAGCCTTGATCCTTACTCGCTACATACCCCGAAATACACTGCTTCAAAGTAACATCGTCTGATGGGTCGTCATTATCACGATCATCAAATGATGCTATTCTATTGTCAGACAGACAGGAACCTGCCTTTACACTGATATTAGCACCTACAGTAGTACCAGTTTCACACCCACGAAGCAAACTCATTTACTGTCTACTGAGATAATGAATGGGCAAATGGATTGTTTGCGAGCTGGTTCTTAGCAAGGTCAAGACCGTTACCACACGAATATGGATTTGAATTGCCCTTGAATGAATTAAAGTTATACGCTTGGTTGTTGACATAGTTCTGAGTCCAGCCACCATTGGCCGCGTTTATCCTTCCATCAACACGGGTGGTATCAGTGCGAACCGCTGTAAGCTTGCCACCCTGGTTCAGTGGTCCAGCACGCACATTCATGCGACCGGCATTACCCTGGCGGTCAGCCTTGCCACGGCGGTCATCAACCCTGAAACCTCGGCTCGCAAGCTTCTCATTGCTTGCCCCACCCATGACAGCATTCTCTGGAGAAACTGTGTAGGCACCATAAAAGTTGCTGATACCTGGTGCAGCCTGATTGGCGTACTGCAACTGCTGACAATTGACATCAGACTTGTTGCGGGTTGGGTCCTGTGCGAGCTGACCATTCGAGATGAACTTCTTTGCTGGAGCATACTGAAGGCCGTCTGTGCGAGTTGTAATCTCAGAACGAACAGTTGGTCTCATACTCTTCTGATAGCTTGGGCGAACCTGTCTACCATCAAGAGAACCACCCTGACCCTGAGCACGACCACGAACCTCGGGGCGTCTCATTGGTAAGAAGGCTGTCTTTTCGGGGCGATCCTGAGTAAGCTCACCAACCTGAGCAGTCTTACCACCCGTATGGTCAAATGCTGGACCAGAACGACCTGGAAGGGTCGTAAGGCGGTATGCACCAACATTATTGGGATTCACGCGAAACAACTGCTGATAGCCACCATATGCGGGTACGTCAGCATCCACACCCAAACCTGGACCAACCAACTCCTTCTCAGCTGGTGAGAGGTTATTCATCTTTCCGGAAACGTAGGGACGATCGCGGAAATCTTGGACTGGTTCTCCATGAACAAACTGTGTCTGTGGTTCTGCAAATGATGGCTGTTCAAATTTCTCCTTCTGAATATGTGGAAATGGAAGTGAGCTGGTCTGCCAGTCGACATGGATAGGCTGCTCCTGGGGTTCTGGTACTACAGTCGGCTTCTCGTCTGTGGATTGAGTCGCGAGCGACTCGGGACCTTCACTCAGTTTCCTCCCTGCATAGGCAAGCCCGATGATAGCGAATATAGACAATGGGTCGGCCATTCTTATAAAATGAAAATATTTTAATAACGCTTCACAAACAAATGGTTCTGAAGTTCAGCCCTAGTGCTCGCTGGCTCGTAGGACATTGTACGGAGGGGGACACTGCAGTCCATCTTTTGGAGTGGGAAATAGTTCTTCTCATACGTTCTGATAAGTGGCTTCTTGAACTGGGAGGTTGACTGAGGACGAAGCTCGTCCGCTACATCAACAAACTGCTCGGGTGCACCCTTACCAGCCATATATGGTGCTGTACCATAGAGCATAGTGTTTGGGCGGCAGCAATAATTCTGTGTGCTTGGCTGTGGATATACAAACACATCATCAGTAGCACAGTTTGGTGGCACAGCTGGGTTCTCAACCTGTCTAAGATTTGGCTGAAGCAAATACGACATCTTTACTTTATATCTGTAAAAAAATTAACGGCGTGGATTACCCTCGGGTGCAAGACCCCCGAATGCATCCAACTGGACGCCGCGGAAATTGGGGTCACAGACGGTTGGGTCATCGCGGCACATTGGCGAGAACTTCTTACCATAGCACCACTCAGCGAAGCCAGTCTGGTCGCCTGGAATTGTAGTCACTGGTCCTGTAACAAACTGCCTTGCAGCAACCTTCTTCTGACGTTCGGGCAATGCACACCTCGAGCGACCGCAATCATATGGGATTGTGTTATCAAGGTACTTCTCAACAAGTGGCTTTACAGTTGGATAATAGCATGCTGGAGATCTGTTTGGGTTGTCGCCGATATCAGAAATCAAAACATTTCCCATAGGATTATCCTCCGTTGGGAGCTGACAATTTGGCTTGTAATCCTGATCGTGCGACTCCATAGGACGTGCAAGACCCTCCTTTACCATATTACCCTTATAAAGTACATATATAACAGCGATGACCATAAGGGCCAATACCGGAATGCGAGGATCTCTACGCGTCAGATAAAGAACGCTTGCTGCATAAAGTATAAAACGCGTAGATGCGTTCACGCGTTCAGCAGCCGTCTGTTTGCGATTGGGCCAGAACTTTAGCACCTTGTTGACGTCAAACAGAACTTTTGGATCATCAAACCATACCTGCTCATTCATCTTTGTTATGTATATAGATTTATTTCTTCAACATATTACCAAACATACCACTCATTGCGTTCATCAACCCAGCCTGATCAAGCTCGCCACCCTCACCCGACTGCATCTTGTCTGCACACTGCTTCGCCACATCCTCAATCATATTGAGAGTGTCTGCTGGAATTGCAGTAATGGTTGTACCAAGCATATACAGGGTCTGAAGATACTGCCAGATGGCACCCTTTGTGTTGTCAGAAATACCATCATTCCAATGCTTCTTGATACTAAGCTCGTCAAGAATCTCAAGATTGTCATCAAGAATCGAATCATCCTTGTTCATAATCTTCTCAGCAACCGGACCGATAGCAGTCATAAATCCCTCAACAACCTTCTTTGGATTGGACTTACGAAGCACATCATAACCAGCGTGATACTTCTTGATACTCTTCTCCTCTGGGAATGTACCCATCAGCTCCGTAAGGAACTGCTCGAGCATATCATTGAAAGCACTGACGGACGTCATTTTATTATAAAATTAAGCAAATCTTTAAGTTCCAATAGAGACGCAAACGACTCAATCCTAGAAGGGATCTGCAGATATAGCCTCCCTCTTACCAACACCACCCGCAATGATAAAGTACACCAGGATTGCGTTTAAAAGAGCTGGCTTGGTATACTTGTTAAGTTCGAGCTTACCCTCATTGTTCATCTTAGCCTTGACGTGAATGTACCCAGCTGTGACCAGAGCGGCAACCACAGCCGCACCAAGTGGATCTCTGAGTGTATCACTAATGTCCATTTACTATATATTTAAGGTTTTTTTATTGATTCTGGAGCGTCATCAAATAGAGACTCCTCACCAGTGCTGGGTCCTTTTCCCTCAACACTTATACTCTTGATCTCCTCAACCTCGGGATCGTCCGCATCAAGGGCTGCGGTTTCCTGAGGCTGCTCTCCTTCGGGCTCTGGACCCTCGGGCTCTGGACCCTCGGGCTCTGGACCCTCGGGCTCTGGACCCTCAGGCTCTGGACCCTCGGGATCTGGACCCTCCTCCTCAACCTCAGGCTCAAAATCGTCTTCACCCTTATCCAGGTCAAGCGACTTGATGTCCTCCTTGGTCATATTAACCCTGAGAATATCCTGGATTGGGATAAGATCCCTTACTGTTGAACTTATACACGTGTTAAAACGCTCAAAGAGCTTCTCATCTCTGACAAATTCATCAGCCTCCTCGTGATAGATATAGGGATCCTTATACAAGTCCTTTGCAACCGCAACATAGCACGCGTGAATAAATCTCTCATTTGTTGGCAACTTTACAGAAATCTTGTTGGACTCTGCTGAAAGTTTTACAGCTGAAAGAATCTTGACGTGGCTCACAAACACTGCAGCAACAAGTTCATTGAACCAGGAACAAGAATGGATAATCTCATCAGTGTGCTGCTTGATAATATTATCATTCCAAACCTTCACATCCTTGAGTAAAAGCTGATTCATAGACAGAATCTTCTTATTCTTCGAGCGATTTACTGATTCATTATATACGTCCTGGAATGTTTCAATCATAAATGGAACCATAATAATTGCCAACTGGTTGAGATACTCCTTCTTTGCATCAACCAATACCTCCATTTATAAATGAGCTGAAAAATCTACTTGCGATATTTCGCAGCCGCCTTCTTGAGATTCATTAAGGTTGGGAAGGCATCATCCTCTTCCTCTACCGGTTCCTTGGTTCTTCTAGTAGGTTGGGCTCGTCCATTTTTCTTCCAGGAGACATAGAGATCAATTTCAGAAATCATTGTAACATCAAATTTACCAAGTTCAAGTTGCCTCTTGAGGTACAGCGTCGCATTCTCTCTGTCAAATGTTGGGTACCCTATCAGATATGAAGGTGTTCTGAGAAATGCCTGAGACTCACCAAGTTCAACACACTGTTTTATTTTTCTACAAAATTGCTCATAAATCTTTTTGTAAATCTCCTTTCGAGCATCCTTACGCTGCTTCTCAATCTTGTGAATGTCATCGACACTCAGCATTATATTATTGGTAGAACCTTTTACAGGGATTTTTCCCCAGCCTTGAGCTGCTCCAATGTTGGGATATTCTTCTTAGTAATCATTTCAAACTCTGTAAAATCACTCGCAATCTCATCGGTGTATGGCTTGATAACACCATTATCCGTCATCTGCTGAGTCTGGACACCAACCAACTTGCCATCAACGATATCGGCGTGGACACCAAAGCCATATACAAACCCCTTTGTAGTCATAAAGGTGAATGCACACTTGTAGGCGACTGAAGGTTCAGAGCCTTCGCCACTGGACTTGACATACTTCTTTATACTGTTCGTCTCCAGTGGATACACACACTCCTTGAAATACCCCTGAACCAAGTTGAACATAGAGTGGAGTTCTGTCGCTGTAACAGCCGCAATCTGTTCAGTGTAACCCGTGTAGTCGAAACGCTCATCTGCTGAGATGCGTGATGGCTTCTTGTAGCCAGCAAAACCCATAACCTCAACAAATGATTCGCGATTTGTCATCATCAAAAGCAAAAGTGCTGCGATCAGAAGTAGCACAACCATTACTTATACGCGTCAAAATATTTTCAACAAAAAGAAATTATAGTATAATATGGCTCTGCTGATATATAGCAACAGGTGTTCACATTCTCAGGAGATTCTCCAGTTTATTGATAAGCATGTGCAGCTCAAACAGGTTGTCCGTCTCCATGATGTGAATACTATGGGTGTACCACCTCAGTACAACCAGAAGATTAACAGAGTACCAACTCTCCTGACAAAAGATGGACGCTTCCTGGTCGGTAACGAGGCTAAATCCTGGTTGCAGTCAATCCTTCCAGAACCAGTAATAACAAACTGTGATATGTATGGGAAGTGCACTATGTCAAACCTTGACGGCTCGGGTGATGGTGCCTTATTCAGCCTGGATAACTACGGCCAATCCCTGCAACCTCCAATGACTGATGAACTTCAGAAAAAGATTAGTGCCAATGTATCTGACGCGTTCAGTGGTTCACAGGCATAAAGTTTAACCAACCATTATTACTAATGAAGCTCAAGACTGTTCAGGCGAGTGCCTTCAAGGCTCTGTTTGAGGTTCTAAAGGATGTCCTCAATGACGTCAACCTCATATTTGAACCAAAGGGTCTTACCGTACTAACACTTGACACGGCACGGGTATCATTGATTGACCTTCACCTACCAGCTGAAAACTTTGAGGAGTACGAATGTGAACGTCAGTTTTTAGCAGGAATAAATATTTCAAACACATTCAAACTATTCAAGACCATCTCAAACAATGACACACTGGAAATATCAATCACCCACCGAGATCTTATGAATATTCACATCAAGAATGCAGAGAAGAAAACAGATACAAAGTTTGAACTCAAACTCCTTGATATAAATGATGACCAGATTGTTCTACCGGACATCAAGACTTCAGTCGTGACCATAATGCCTTCAGTCGATTTCCAGAGGTCCTGCCGAGATATGCAAAACCTAGCTTCCGATGTCACGATCACACGCGAACCATCAAAGTTTATCATCAGCTGTCAGGGTGACTTTGCCAATCAGGAGACAACTATCGAGTGTGAAAAGGGGGAATACCCAGGAACACTCTCGGGTGTCTACTCATTGAAGTATCTCAATATATTCACAAAGGCAACTGGTATGTGCTCAACCGTACAGATATTTCAAGAGGATGATAATCGCTTCCTAATCCTCAAGTACAATGTCGCCAACCTTGGAGACCTTCGATTCTTCCTCGCTAAGAAGCTTGATGACATTTGAATTGTTTAGAATATCAGTAACCTTCAACTTTTTGTCAAATGGGAAAACCTTGTGAGCCGGAAATGGAGTATCACCCTTGGGACCAATGTACTCCTTGTATATATCCGTCACATTCTCGATAGGCTTATCATCCTCATCAAGTGTGTAAACCGACTTGATTGGTAGGCGGAATTCAACACCTCTGGTGTTGGTATTTTCAGGAGGCCACTTGTAATCAGGATCCTCCGTCATATAGCGGTACTTCTTGTTGTTGACATAGTACTCAATGTCAACAGTTAGATCCCGTGCACCCTCCGGTGGCTTGAACCACTTTGACCTGATGCTATGATACCCATACCACGTGACTGTACGCTTGGCAATGTGGTAGTCACTATATGAAAAAAACCACTTTAAGTAGTAGATGATTGTTAGGATTATGTTTTTCATATTAAAAAGGTAAAGTCTTAACTCTTTAATATGGATGGCAATTTTGCGTCTACGTTTGAGTCAAAGGTTGATGAATTGATGGATGACCCAGACCAGTTGACAGATTATATAATCAAGTGTATGCCATTTATTAATCAGTACGCAGACGAACCATCCCAATCTAAAAGTGTTGGTCCTTTTGACATCCAAATAAATAAAGGAGTACAGAAGAAGGACATCTATAATGACTATCTTGCCTTTGTTGAACAGTCAGTAGCTATTGACATGGACAAGGTCAAGATAAATACGTCAAGATGTGATCACTGCAATTCTTCAAATCTCACATATGATCACGGGGAAAGTTGTGATATCTGTATGGAATGCGGTGCAATGAAGTTTATATTGGGATGTGAGATGACCTATAAGGAGGAACAAGAGAATTGTGAAAAGGTTATCAACTACTCATACAAACGTGAGAACCACTTCAACGAATGGCTATCACAATTTCAGGCTCAAGAGGTTACCTCAATACCCCCAGAGGTTATAGAACAATTGAGATCGGAATTCAAAAAGATGAAAATCAAAAATGTCAATGAGATTACCCACACAAAAGTCCGAACACTCCTGAAGAAACTCAAGATGAACAAGTACTACGAACACGTCCCATACATTTCAAATATACTCAATGGCATTAAACCCAAGAGGATGCCCCAAGCACTCGAGGAGAAACTTCGTCAGATGTTCAAAGAAATTCAAGCACCATTTGATAAGAATTGTCCAGCAGAAAGGAAAAACTTTTTAAGCTACTCCTATGTTTTGTACAAATTCTGCGAACTCTTATCAGAAGATGATTATTTAGAATGCTTCCCTTTGCTCAAGTCAAAGGAGAAGCTTTATCAACAAGATGTCATATGGAAGAAAATCTGTAAATACCTCCAATGGGAATTTATACCAACGGTCTAACATTATTTTTTTTACAACATAAGTGGCAACAATATCAGAAAAAGTAATGCTATACCTATTATAGCATACAACAGAACATCTGTCTCCTTCTTACACTTTGTCCCATCCTTATTCTTTTTATAACCAGTTCTACATTCATCAACTACACAGTTCCCATTCTCATCATAAGCGTATAATAAAGCACCACTTATCTCATCGTCTGGTGTGCAAGACTCACCCTTATTTGCTCCCGGATCACCACTTGGATAACAAACCCTTTTAAGTGCTGAGGTTGTCAAATCACTGTAGGATATCTCGGCGTCACCAGAATAACAATCTGGATAACAGTCATTGGATTTGGTTGTCTTGAGTGCTCCTGATGTATCAAAACAGGTTGAAGCAGGTTTACCACCTGGAAAACACTCCAATTTGAGAGCGTCTGTTGACAATGTGTCATATGGTATTATCGTCTCATCACTTTGTTTGCAGTTCTCGCCGCCGCCGCCGTTGCCCACGCCGCCGCCGTTGCCCACGCCACCGGCCGTGCCAAGCAAAGAATTACAGTCAGCACCAGCATTGTTGTAAATTACATCACCATTTCCAGGACGATTACAAAACTCCGTTTGTAACTGTAACAACAATGATTCGTTATCTTCGTTTTTTTGTGAACTTATAGTTGAAATATTTTCGAGACTTATCAAGTCATCGGCATTTTTTATGTTGTATACACACTCAATGGAACCATCTGGATCTGCATCGGCTGGTACCCCACCATCCCAACTACGCTGAATTAGTAGTTCTGAATCACCACACGCTTTAGATTTTACGCCATCAAATGTGTACTCTGTAGTATTAAGATAATTACATTTATTAGTATCAAAATTCCATCCATTATACTTGTCTTCAGTAGTAGCAATATAAGGGGTGTCTGTAGTAAAATACTCGAAATTAGGAGCTCCTAATTTACATTTTATATCACTATCACTATATGTTGGTTGGACTTCTGCGTTTTTTTGAACCTTTACAATACCTTTTAAAATATCATCGATTAAAATAGGGTTTATCTTTTCCTCAAGTAATTTACCCAACAGCTTTCCAAAATATATCTTATCACCATACCCGGTGTTAGGGGCTTCCTGGGGTTGCAAAGAAAGTGATTCTGTAATCCAACTCCCACCAGATTTATATCTTACAGGAACTTTAGATTGCTGGTAAGAATACCAACTTATGTTGTTTCCCTCAGAATCGTATGTGGTGCACGTCCGATTAATACCTCTTCCGCTACAGTATTCTTTTTCAATACTTCTTACGATATTATCCCTATCCGGACCTGGACACGACCCTCCACCCTGTTCAGAACTGGAGTTACGATTGCTGTCGTAACTTCTAGGATGATCTGTTGCACACCGTCCCTGCCCACGCCGGCCGCCGTACAATGATGTGCAAGGTATATAGAATGCGAGTTTATTTTGATTAGGAAATACATTTATCGTACCAAATGATGACGCATTATATGGATTGCCATTTATATAAAAGTCTGTAACGTCACTTTCAAATTCTAAAACAATTATAACCGAGTTAAAAGTAAGCCTAGTCCTATTAGGTGTATTAGGCACATCATAATCATTAACATTATCATAAAATTCTATATAGGATTCAACAATTTTTGTCTTAAATTGGTCCATTGTGATTCCATCGGAATATTCTTTGATAAAAGGTGATAAAACTGTTGATTCTTCACGTTTTCCTAATTGGCTTATGACATCATCGTTTTTGGTGTCATCCATAGCATATTTTTGTAAACTCCAAGATCTTCCAGTACCAGTATCACCTACAAAATCTGATAGCATGGAATAGGTTTCTTCTGTATCCTTTTTGTATGTTTCATCATCGTAAAACAATCTTAGACTTCCAGCTGAATATTTTTCACACTTTATAGAAGGAACTATTGTCACCTTTTTTATTTTTACCTGTGATGGTATTGAAATCTTATTACCCATAGTATTACTTGTTACAAAGAAATATTTATGTAGCCTTTGTCTTGACGAGTTCCCATTCCGAAGTTATAATCGGAACCACATTGTTGTACCTGTTACCAATCTTGTTTATCGTCTTGTTGTAGTACTCCCTAAGCTTCTCAAGGAGGTTATAGACCTCAACAACCTTTGTCTGGGGTTCCAAGACAAACTGTCTGAGCTGATCAGTTGTGGTGTCCACAACCATCTGCAAAATTCCTCGTATGTCTCGATTCTTGCAGATGGCCTTCTCCCTCCTCTGGAGAGCCTGCTTCATCTCAGCCTCTGATATATCATTCATAAGGTATCTGATACGCATATCCAAAGCACCTTCATTGTCTTGAAGGTCCCTATAGTCCCACCGCAGTTCAACGTGGTCAATATGAACAACCAGTCGGTGAATTGTGAGAAAGACATCATAACGTTGGGGTAGCCCCCTAATGGCTGTTCTCAACTCATAGATATCGGGGAGCCCACCACATGGAATATCCCCGTGATTGCGTCCACGGGTTCCGTGATTCCGTTGGAACTCGTAGTAGTGAGGGTTGTGGATGATACCAACCTCAATCCTCCCTGTGTTCCAACAGAAGGCTGTGTGGCATTCTGGACACCACATCTGCGAACACCCTGAAATCTTGAAGATCATAGTCCCACATTTGGGGCAGGGCTTGGTGTCCTTCTTCAACAACTTGACAGTCTCAACATTGTTGGGGTCGCACTCGTGATCGTCACCCTTGATTTCATTGCACTCCGAGCAAATCTTGTTCGAGCAAACCCCACACTTCCAAGCAGTCGACAGGAATCCGCGACAGTCCTCAACAGGACACTTGCGTACAAACTGCTTCTTTTCAGCAAGCTGTATGGGTGTGTTATAGCGAGCAGCGTGAATCTGGTCCTCGAGGTTCAGTCGTTCTCTGTAGAGAGCCCGAATCTGTTGGTTGAGGTTGACGAGGTCCTGAGTGAGTTCCTTGGCCCTGATGCGACGCTCAACATAGGGTTGCGTCTCAGGCAGACGGCACCTTTCCCGCTCCATCAAGATGTTCTCTCGATGCTCCTTGAACTGCTTGTTGCGGAAAGTCTTGGTGCACGCCTCATCCACAACCTCGCGACCCCAAGCATTCTTACACCCCATACAGTGAGCATCATTGCTTGTGCCCAGAAGGTATCTCTGGACACACACACGGCAAACCTTCAAATCACAAAAGGGGCAATCAACCTTTTTGTGATTGGACTTGTTGAAGCCCTCGCAGCATATTCCGCAGTCGCTCATCTTACTTATCTGTCGCGGCTATTTTTATCTAACTTGGGTA